GCCTTTTAAATACTCGACTCTGCCGTCTCTGTAGTGAGTTTCTGTTACACTGTTAGCAGCATAAATCATTTCTACACTATTAGACCATTTTTCATAGGCTAGTTTTTGTTTTTGTTTGTCTACTGCTTCTTTATACTCACTCATAGTTGGGTGTAATCCTTTTATCATTTTTTCTATCATTTAATTATACCTAATAAGGTGAGAGGCTTGGGGACTGGGAGCATTCATTCTAGACTTATATTATCCCTCACACTTAGCGCGACCATGTAACATAGTTCTGTTATCGTAGGCTTTTTTCCATTAAACCCTTTGGACGTACCTCTCGTTCGATAAAAAGTTATTGTGAGGGCGTTTCGGTGTTATCTCACGTTACTCTAGAGTCCACGCACTTGATACTTACTACAAAAAGTGAGTATCTAACTTTAAATCTAGGGAAAAGGGGAAAGCTACTACTCTTAAAACCCTTAACCCGTATATATATTAAAACCTAGAACTTTAGGAAGGTAAAGCATATTCAGGTTTCTTCGTATTCGCCTTCTATCAAAGTGCCAACAGGTAACACCCCTCCTGTTTCGTGATAAAGCTCTTTCATTCTTTCAAGTATTTGATCTTTGTTCATTGTTTCTACCTTGCTCACAATGATTTCACTTCGATTTACATACAATCCTGCTGCCTTGCCTCTGTTAACTTCTGCTGTTACAGCAGCGGACCACGCACCACTACGCATAGCACCATCACGTATGTCTTTTAAATCAGTTAAATGTCCAGTTAAATTCACAACGGCTCTGTCTGCTGCTTTTGTCTGTAGTTCTGTTATGCGTTTTTTAACCACGGGATTTTTATCACTGGCTAACACGGTGCCTGCTCTGGTAGAATTTTTATCACTGTATCCTGCTTGTTTTGCAGCGTCTTTCTTTTTCATACCTTTAGCTACGTTCTGAGCAAATTTTTCTTGTTTCGGTGTTAGTTTTTTCTTTTCACTCACAGTGTTCTCCACACTCTCAGTAAAGCATCATTATTTTCAAATATTTTACGAGTCACAAACTTTTTATGGTTTCTACTACCGTAATTCGCAACTGCGACACGTACTTTTTGTACACTATGATGGTCATAAGGAAGTGAAAAACTATCTCCTATCCCCATCTTATGTAAATCATATTTATTATTTCGAGGAGCACGGATATCGGGGATAGGGATATCATTATTAATTTCATACATACTTAAATTCCTGTAATTTTAAACATCAACATTAGGGAAAGATTTCCATAAATCTATATCACAATCAATCAATACTGAACCAGTGTCTGGTAGGTAAACCGATATTCGCATGTGTGGCATGCATTTTTCACCACTTTTATGGGTGTGTACCATAATAGGAGTAGCTGCAAATTTCGTATCGTCTAAAACTAAATCTTGATTTTTTAATACCTTCTTGACATCTTTTTTCAATTTTGATAAATTAATTTGTCGATTGTAGTTTCGTTTCTTTGCTACATGACTTGCTATCTCTATATCTTCCCAAAACATTACTTTTTTACCTAAACCTACTTTTTCTAACTGTTCGTTATTCATACGATTTTTCCTTTTATGGATACTTATTAAAACTACTCATTATAGAAGGGTATATATACCATTCATCTTTCTTTACTAAACTTAATCTTCTCGCTAATCTGCGTTTCTTAATAACTTGACTATTTTTTGTTAATGTTTCAGCTAAAATTTTATTTGTCATTACCATAATTTTTTCTACGTCTTCTACTATTTTTTCACCCTCATAATATAAACAATAAGCATGGTCGTAATGATTTTTAGCCTCTTGTAGTACGTCATGCGGTACGGAATGCATAGGCATGGAATAATCATCTATACCATGGGCTGCCTCGTGTCGGTGCCCGTCTTGAAAATTCATTTTAAACGATTCTTGATTTCTTTCTGTGTGTTTCTGTTGAGCGCATTTTTTAGAACAATACATCGCTGCTCTGCGATTATGCATTTTTTCACAATTTAAACATTTTCGTTTTTTAGTCATATAGTTACTTAGTTATTAATAGTAAACTAAAGTATATAACCGATTATTATGTATTTAAAGCATTATTAATGTAATGTTTTTTTATCTTCCTCCATACTGGTATAGCTTTCTAAAGCAAGATCTATCATCCAGTACATACTGTTCGAAAACTCGACGCTTTTATGATTTTCATCGTGTTGTGCTGCTGCTTCAATCATGCTTAGAACTCCAGCAAATATTAAACTAGAAGGGACAACATGAGCAGGTAGTTTTTCCTTTTCTATGAGTGTTTTGGTAAATTCTAAAATACGTTCTGCCATTTCAGAAGAGTTGAGAACGATGTCTACAAACAATTTTTGCATATCATCGTCGTTTTTATCGTCATCACTCATTAAAGATTACAACAAAGAGTCCACAACCAAGTTTCAAACTCTATCACAGCAGTAGTTTCTGTGTTTTGTTTTAATTTCCAATCTTTACTGAGTACATTTAAGGGCAAACAAACTCGTATTGGTTGATGATTATATTTCCATATTAAAACTGGTATATTGCCTGCACGTGCGGTTACTGTTTGTTCCCACCAATCTTTTTTATACCAGTTACCAGACGCATATCGTTTACACTCAATAATGTGATTGGGCAACTCTAAATCTCCCAAACCTTTTTCTTGATACTGGTCTAAATTTCTTTTAACTCTAGGTACATCTTTGAACTTAGGAAACTTGTCTCCATTAGTTTCTAAAAACTCATTAATCTTACTGGCTATGTCTCTTTCAAAAGAAGCCCCTTTATTCCTTGAATTTATTTTACCCATATTTTGATTTGATTAACCTCACGTCGTTTATCCGTAACCACTCTCTTAACAAAAAATTGATTTCTTTACCATCTGATGTAGGACGAGCAAGTTTAATTTTAGCATAGGCAGCATTGTATCTTTTTAATCCATCATAATAATTTCCATTTCCAAGATTACAAAACCTAATAATTTGCCAAACTCTTTGTTTTGTAATTCTATACTTAAGACCTATGTCCTCTAGTGTTACATTATTATTGTTGTATGTCATGTATATTTTAAAATACATTTTTTTAAGGTCGGTTTTTCTCATTTAAAATACTCTCTGTAATCTACGACATGACCCCAACTTTTTCCTATTTCTCCGTCTACCTTGTTAGGTACTTTTAATTTCACACAGTCACGCATTATTTCCATGATTTTTTCACACTCTTGTATGTTTTCCACAGATATGTTTAACTCATCATGAACTTGCGTGTGCGCTATAATACCTTCGGCATGTAGATCTAACATAGCCTGCTTTGTCATGTCTGCAGCAGACCCTTGTATTAATCGATTCATAGCTTTATAGGTATACGCCCGTTTAAGCTGTCCTCCATATTCTTCCATAGCTTTATCAATAGGATATGGGATAGCTCTCCTATCTATAGGTTCGTAAAGGTTAAACCTACACTTACGCCCTAGTATCGTATTGACGTAGCCTCTATTAGCCCCTTGACGGGCTGCAGAGTCCCTTAAACCCCTTACGAAAGGTACGCGCTTATGATACTGGTCAAAAAGGAGCTCTGCCTCCTCTGGACTAATGCCTAATTGTTTCGTTAATTTTTCTTTACCCATCCCGTAACTGAGTCCTAAGTTAATCAACTTAGCTTCTTTACGGCTTATGTTAGCCATGTCTGCCACTATCTGATGAAAATCTGCATCATCATCGTGGTACTCTAACGCTGCTTCTTCGGCTCCGTCTTGGTGCGTCAACACAGAATAGTGAACAGTAAGTCTAGGTTCTTGCTGAGAGTAATCAAAACAACCCCAGTGTTGACCTTCTTCAGGTATAAACAGACTGCGAATAAGTGGACCAATGACAGGATCTCTAGCGGGTACTTGTTGAAGATTAGGCTTTGAACAACTAAACCTACCTGTTACTGTACCACCGTCATCAGACCGTAAAGGATGCAGTTCTCCGTGTATCCTGCCGTCTACTAAATGTTCTAATATCATTTTATCTATAAAAGTAGTTCTAGCTTTATTGAGTTTCCTAGCTCTAGCTATTGTAGACGGTAACTTGTGGTCATGCGCTTCTAACCAACTAGCTTGAAAACTAGGTGCGTCTGTTTTAGGTGTTCTAGGGTACTCAAGTCCAGCACGGTCAAACACCTGAGATAATGATTGTGCTGCCCAAAGGTCTGGCTTGAGACCATACCACTTGTGTATTTCTTTTATTAATTTATTTTCTTCTGTTAATAATTGTTTTTTAACCTGTTGAGCCTTATCAGTGTCTATCCTCACCCCTCTCATACGCATGTCAATCAAAACAGGAAGTAAAGAACTTTCTAAATTATAAATATCGTGAATATTTTCTTTATGAATCAGTTGCTTTAATGTTCCCCACAATCTATAGGTTAGGTCAGCATCCTGTTCTGCATATGTTCCAACATACTCAGGAGGTAAACGATACATCTCTGATTTAGGATTTACACCGTAAACTTGTGCTGCTTCTATCAACATAGATTCATCTTTTTCTTCGTTTAGGTATAACTTACCTATTTTATTCAACGAGTATCCATATTGGTTTTCGTTTAATAACGGTGCTGCCATCATAGTATCGTGGATTTTACCGTTGATAGTAAACCCTTCTCTCATTAACCAACCTACGTCATACTGAGCGTTGTGAAAAACTTTATCATTAGGTGCTTCTAGCTGTTTTTTAAGCCACCTGTAAACTACTTGTTTATCTAAGTTACCGCCTACTTCATGCGCTACTGGAAAATAAGCTCTGTAGCCTTCACTAGCTATCGCAATACCTATTATAAACCCTCTGTCTTTGAAAGCCCATCCTGGACCATGGGACATAAGCCATGGATCTTTAGTTTCTAGATCTATAGCTATAGCTTTTTGTCCCGTTAAATCAGGGAAAGAAGTGGGGGCTGACCACTGTGTATCTGGTGGGAATAAAGGGTCTTGCATTATTGTATTGCCTCTGCACACATATTTTGTTTACCGAAATAACACCATTTACAACCAAACCTAGAAGGTTTAGCTGGGAACTCTGTTGCAGTAGTCATAGCTACTGCTCTTGCATGTATTCTTTCTTGCTTAACTTTAATACTTGCCGGTGTGTATATGTATCTATCTATCTTACCGTGGTCTAGATACCACATTTCAGTAACTATGCTTTCAAGTTCTGGGTATCGTTTAAGGGCTACCGAACCATAAAACTCACACTGTTCTCTGTGAGATTCTTGATTACCTTGATACCTACCTGTTTTAAAGTCTATCACCCGTGCCTCTTTGCTTACCCCCTCTTCGTAGACAAAAGCATCGACCTTCGCTCTACCCCAAGTATCCTCAGCAAACCAACCTGTTTTTTCCCACTCTTTAGTTATAGCCCAGTCACTTTCACAAATTACATGACCGTAAAGGTATAGTTCTTTAAGGGAATCAAAAGCTTCTTCAAACTCTGATAACTCTTTAGGAATGTTATCTATATTACCCCGTATGTAGTCTTCACATAACTGATGGATATCTTTACCTCTATCCATTGCAGCACTTCCTGGCTCTTTTATCTTTTTTATAAATTTAAACTCTGCTTGTTTAGGGCATCTTTCGTAACAACCTAATCTACTATACGACCACTGATATATCATAATTTCCTCTCTAACCATTCTAGACACGCTTTACGCCAATCTGTAGCTTTACAATCTTCTATCTTTTTCATGGCTGAATCTATGTCATTATTTTTCCAATGTGCCCAAGTATCTTGGATAGGGACAGCTACGTCTCCCCAAAAACTATCTATTCCACCTAATGTTGATTGACGTAGTTCTTTAAAAGGTTCTCTTTCCAAAAAGACTTCAAGTTCGTAGTCCCACCTAAAACCTGAGTTTTGATGAAAAGGTGGTTCATACTTTTTATTCATCATAGGATATGGACTCACTGTTCCCCGTATGTAAGGATTCATTCTCATTTTATTATGAGGTAAAGACTGTACATAGTAGTCTAGTATATCATCTTCTACAAACTTCTGTAAAAGATCATCAAAAATATCTTTATAAGCATGATAACTGTCACTAACTTGATTATACACACCTACTTCGACACTAAGCCTACCTGCCATATATTCTTGAAGCATAGACATATGTACGGCATTAGCACCGTATGCTCCCCAAATAATATCATTAGACCTATTTGATACGGTCATGTTTAGTTTGCCGTCTCGTATTTTAAAATATATACACGTATTACAGGGGACGTCTTTACCTTTACGAGCTAAATCTTCTATACCCCACATTTGTAAAACGGCACGTCTATCTTCAGGGTCTCGGTCTAGCATGTATGTTATTACATCTAATTGATCTATTTTGAAAAACCTGCGCCAACGCCACCCGTATGCGCCCCATAGAATCTTGTTATCATCACTGTAATTTTCCATACTTTTAGCATAGTGATGCATAGTTTTTAAATCATTTTTTCCAGCTAGCATCCACAACCCTTCCATAAAATGAAAGAATGGATTAGCGTTACGGTGTTCCCAAAACATAACTCGTTCAGTAGGTTTTTGATATACCGTAGTTACAGGACAAGGTGCTTCGTACATTGGACCATTTCTACTGTCTAGTAATACACCTGTTTCCCCTAGTAAATCTAACCCTCGGGGCAGTGCTTCGTGTACATTTCTAGCTTTGATTACTTGCATTTTCTACACCTTCTTTATATGCTTTTTTCCAACCCACTATTACGTCTTTACGGGGCAAACCATTCCACGCAGTTTTAGTTTGTTTTTCAACTACTTTGACACAAGTCGGGTGAAGCTCGTTCAACCTTTCAGCACCTGCGTTATGTACATCAATAGTTCTCCACTCACTACAACCACCGTCTGCATTAGAAGATTTTTGACCCTGAGCATAGTAATAGCTTACCTTACATGCCTTACCTTTTCTCAATAGTTGCAAAGAAATATCGAAATCTTCCATAACTTGAGTTCTATTCCACTCTATAGTAGAGGGGAAGGTTTCAAGGTTATAGCCGAGCACCCTCATATACCTTGTGTTTTCTACTGATAAATCTTCAACACGGTTATTACCTTCCCTAGCACTTATCCCTACATGAGCGTACCCATGATCCATCCATTCGTCTAGTAAACCAAACAAAGCGTAGTATTCATCAGGCTCTAAATACCTGAGGTGCCAATCAGTAGGGCTTTTGCGGATATAGAAACGTAAGTCGTCGTCTAACATAACTATACGAGGATCAGTGCTTTGTTCTACTATGTATTTTCGTTTAGCACTAATCCCTTTAACAAAAGTAGGGATAATTAATTTAGGTACATCTGGATATTTATCATATTGGTCTTTTTCGTCTTCATCTATAGCTAACACCACTGTACCGTGTTCTACCATACTTTTAGGAAAAAATTCTAGTGTCACTTGATTACGTGGTCTACCTCTTGTCGGGATGTATATTTTCATTGCGTTTCCTCTGGTTTTTCATATATAAATTGTTCTACTAAAATCAAATATCTGCGTAGGTCGTGGATATCGTCTATGATACCTTCTGGTCTTTTATCCTTTTGTATCGCCGTAAATACATCAAAATTATGGGCTTTAACTTGGTTTTCTATCCTGTCCCACTTACGGGCTAGCATCATAAAAGCGCCTGTGCCTCCACGCTTGCGCCAACTGTCACCATAACTTTTTTCTGCTTCCATTAGTTCTTCTACGTCTTGCTCAGTTATATCAATCATTTCTTGAAATTTTTTTGGTAAAGACATTTTAGATACCTCCATATTCTTCTATAAGTTTACCGAGTAAATTTGAACCACGTTTATTAAGGTCTTGGTTTGCTAAATATTCCACACCGTTACTGAAAACAGTATTCATGTTAGTATTACCCATTTTTCTCTGACGCATACAGAAAAACAAAAGTTCAAACATATCAGCCTGTTTGAATAAGATTGTTTCCTTTGGTAAAAGTTTTCTAGAGTAATTGATATTTAATCTTTTTTCGTAATCGATTTCTATTGCTTTTAGTGCTTTCACTAAAGCAGGGTTATCCCATTTCACAGGTGCAGGAATATCTCCTGTGTACAGTTCTGCTATATCGTGTGTTAACGCTTTTAAAATAGCTGTCTTGCTTACCGTGGGGTCTAAGTACTGTAGTATCATAGCTACCCCCCAAGAATGAGCACCTACAGACTGCTCTCCAATAGTTTCTAACGTATGGTATCTTTTTATTATACCGCCACGTACTACTTCAAATAAATTATCTATGTTCATGGTTTGTATTTTGACCTTGGTCTGCCTTGACCGAGTCTTACTCTCTCATATTTATCAAACTCACACAAGCAATGCTCTATTTCTCTCATTTCTAAAGCTGGTAATGCTGGGTCTATATAATCATTAGAAACATCCAGTAATTCTTTCATTTCTACGGTCAACTGGTCTTTCTTTATAGTTTGTTCTAATTTTCTGTTATGTATTCTATTGAGTCCACGTTTCGCTCCTGGACCAGCATTAGCCCAAGTCATAATATCCTCGGCTTTGTTTAAATATTTTGTGTGTCTTAGGTCAGTAACTACTTCGTAAGCCATAAAACCACTGAAACCAGCATAAGGTAGATACTGTTTCCATGTTTCCTCTAATGACTCTGGGGTAATCTTAGGTGGGTTTTTATATAGAGGTGTGAGTATCTTGTCTATAGTTTGCTCTACCTTAGTTCCCCCTAGCGTACCTGTTAGCATGTATGCACCTGTATAGACTTTTTGTTTATTATCCATTCTACCTTGCATAATAGCTTTCACACGTTCAGGGTTCCATTTTTCGGGGAAACCTATTTCTTCTAAAGTATCTGGGTGATTTATCTGCCTAGCCACAGACATAGCGAAAGGTATGTTAGGGTGATCAGCATAGGGTTCTTTCCAATTTTTTCTAAGCCATATCGTTACTTTATCTAATTCCCTATATACATTACAGAAACTATATGTCTGTAATATCTCGTCTTCTGTCCAAGGGAAATCTCTTAAATCTAAATCTTGTCGTCTTAAATATATAAAATGTCTTTCGTTTATGTAGTTAAAGAATCTTTCTGTACTTGAAACCATTCTGGAACCTCTCTTTTAGTCCATTGTGCAAAACTTTGTTTTTCACCCATGTAGTAATTACGATATGCTTTTACAGGGTTATTGATTACTTTATACTCTTCGGGCATACACTGTGGTTGTTGTTGTAAACCTTTACTTTCTATAGCGGGGTTGGGTAAAGACAAAATAACGTCAGCTGATTTATGGTTGACGTTTCTGTCGTATCGCCAGCAAAACTCTTCATTAAGATATATAGCCAGCTCTTTAAGCCACAGCCAATTATCTAAACTAGCGCCAGCCCATAGAGTACAGGGGTGTTTGGCGTGTACAGCTTTATATGGGGCGGTTTCACCGTTACTCCACAAAGAGGTGCATAACATTTGAGCTGACTCAAGTATCATTTTTGATGCGTGTTTATCACAGTGCATTTGAGCACAGGTGCGTATTGATTTATCTAATTTAAATATATTCATATTTATATTTTACTTTACAAGTAAAGTGAAAGTATAGGATGCTCGTAAAATTTTAAACGAAAAGGAACTCTTTTCTAGTTTTTCCTTTGATTATGTGTAGGTTAGTTTTAGTTCGAGTAACACCAACGTAGAATGCTCGACACTCGTTATCTGGCTTGTTGTACAGCTCTTCCCATGTTTTAGTGGCTAGGTCTGTTATCAACACAACATTTTCACACTCACCACCTTTTGCTGCATGTATTGTATTGAGTTTTATTTTAGATGAGATTAATTTCTCACCTTTTCTTAAACAAGATATCAAGTATTCTCTTTGTGTATTTCCTATTAATTCAAAAGATTCATGCCATATCCTGTCTGTTAATAAACCGTGGTCTTTTTTGAGCTCTTGTATACCTAATTGAAGGTCTCCCCTGACCGTTTTAAGGGTTTTGTATCCAGTTTTAACCCCCTTACCCGCCTTCATATACCTAAAGACCTTGCGTATCCTTTCAGCACTGATTTTATCTCCTTTTCTTAAAAACTCCCAGTCTTTTATACAACTGACTAAGTTTTCCGATACAGAGGGTTTATTATTTTTCTGAAATACTCTACCACTGAGTTTAAGATGGTTTTCTACACTGTTTAGTAGATAATTATTTCTTGCTAAAAATAACCACTCCCCTGAAGATATATCAACGTGTTCAAAACTGGTGTGGTATGAAACTGAACCTTCTTCTACTCTAGGTTCCCATACTTTTTCTTTCCTGTTACTTATTCGCTTGACTACGCCTAATGCTATGTCGTGTACTTTTCTTGGAACACGATAAGACTGTCTTAAATACGTGTGGTTGCCTTTTAGATTTATAAAATAATCTACGTCTGCTCCTGCCCAACGGTATATTGCTTGGTCATCATCACCTGCGATAAAAACATGCTTCACACCTTCGGCTAGTTTTTCTACGCACTTCCATTGAAGTGTGGATAAATCTTGAGCCTCGTCTATAATTAATACATCAAGTTCTGGTTTACCTTTAGAAGCTATAAACATTTCTAGCATGTCTGTGTAGTCGATCAAAAAGTTAGCTTCTTTATACTTTGAATAGTTTTTAATAAACCATTCAAAATGCATCCAAGATATATTTGAGTCTGAAGTATTCCACGTTTCTCGTTGACCTGCACATTGACACCGAGCCATGTTTTCTAAAAATAACATTCGGTCACCCTTACTAGCGAGCGACATAATATTTTCTCCGTCCCAAGCAGAGTTAATTCTTTCACCTATGATTCTACTGAAGTCTCTCAAATTATTCCTAGCCATGACATCGCTTCTAGTCATACCTAACCAACTATAGCAGAGAGAGTGTAGTGTTCTAAAATAAGTAAGTTCTTTAGGGTCGTAACCAAACTTAGACACCGCTCTAACCAACGCTTCATTTGCTGCTTTTTTAGTAAAAGCTACATAACCAAGTTTTTCTGGTCTCACACCTGAGTTCAAAAAGTCTTCTACTTTATCTAGTAAGTAGGTAGTTTTACCAGTTCCAGGTGGACCAAGAACTATGTTCCACACTATAGTTTACCCTCTGAAAAGTTTTGAGTTTCTAGTGTGATATCTTCTGACCTATGCTCAAACTCATTAATGTACCAGACATTAGTTCCTCTACCTTTAATGTTCCAAAACTTAGGTTGTGCTTTTAAGTCTCGTAATTTAGAAGCGATTCTATTAGTTTCCATATCCGTAAATCTATGTTTAGCTAGGTAGTCTTTTAAGTCTTTGATTCTAAAATACGTTTTCTTATCTTCTGTGAATGGTTTACCGAGTAGTATTTCATCCCTAGTGTTAGCCTGAGCCATATCTGTGCAGAATGATTCGAGTAGTTCCATAAACTGACCTTCTATAGTCACGTCTTGACTTACTTCAATTATTTCCATACCACTATCCATAAGGGTTTGTATAAGAGTTTGCCAAGCTGGGTCTTTCATACGTGGTGGCATAATGTTTAATATTTCCATACACGCTCTTTGAAATTTAATTTGATTCTGCATTTGTTCTGTAGTTAGTTCTAAACGCTTGTCATTGATTGATAAAAACCATAGCGGTGGCTTAGTGTCTAGTTTAGATAGGCTAGAAAATGTGGGCGCGGTGTTACTTCCTCCGATACCAAACTTACAGCCACGGCATTTAGCCACGTTACAGTAAGAACGTATAGGCTCATCACTACATTTATAATTGTATTCTTTTTTCTTAAGTGTACTTATCAAAGTCAGTACTTCTTGAGCGGGTAACGGTGGGTGGACATACTTACGGTTGTACTCTTCTATTTCAGTTTGCCATTTTTCAGGGTTAGACTTTTTAAGATAAACACCTACGTTAAACAGNCCATTGTTTCTAGTGCCTTGGGGAAACCCTTGTTTCAGTAACACTTGTAAACACGGNGGTCCATCTTTTATATCATTAAGTATTGGTACTTCTAAGTTTATTAATTTNTCGTGAGAGATAGAGCGTTTGTCTACGTGTTGAATAAAATCAGTGAGGCTTAAAGCATTGCCTTTAGGGTCAAATCCATAACGTAGGGATTCATCACCTTCAAAATACGGCATGTTTAACCAAGAACCTATGTCACCTCGATCTACTAATATTTCTCTTTGTTTAGGAAATATTTCTACACCACCGTAACCTAGTCCTGCTGATATTTCTCTCAGCTTATCCTGCATGTCTCCTGCGGGAGCTTTTTCTTGAAGAAAACAATATACATGAGCACCACCGCTTTTACTTCGACAGACAACAAGCGGTAGTTTAAATTCTTCTATTTTTAATACAAGTTTTTTTAGATCTAGTGAATATACATCTATGTCTATGGCGCCCCACTTAACATGGTTTTCTTCGTCAATAGGTACTACACCTAAACCTTCTTTGCCACCGATATGATCTACCCAGTGCTTTAAAGTAGCCCCAACTGTTTTAATAGTTTTAGCTGTGCCTTGGGTTTTTTGACCATATGAATTATTACTAACTGTAAAACTTCCATGAGCTCTAGCTGATCCATAAAATATATCATACAGTTTTTGTGCGGTATCCAAACAAACTACTCCTTACAGTGAGAAAACTAAGACCCTTTACTTTCTTTTACTTTGAAATGAAAGTAAAGGATCACTAAACTACTTTTTAGTTTTCAATTAAAATGGAGGTTCGTCTGTACCAACTTCCTTAGCTACGGGAGCATCAGCAGTTACCGTATTAGCAAAAAACTTTGCTGCCTCGTATAAATGCATCTCGCTTTCTGTTATTGGACCAACCGTTTCTACATTCCAACCAAACCATTGACCACGGTCATTAGACTCTGGTACGGTGGTTAGTTTATATTTATGGCTGTATGAAGGTGGAGTAAACACATTACCAGAGCTACCCTTGACTTTAATACTAGACATAACAGAGTTCCATGTACGGGATCTTTTTAACTGCGTACCTGCCATAGGAATCATAGCTTGTTGAAAAGAGTCTCCTTCTAATATTAAAACATAGTGTGTCGCAGAAGTTTGAATGTAGTTACCGTTAGGCAATACATCTGCATAGGATGAATCTTTTGTAGTTTCATTTAAGATGCTTGCATCCATGTGCTGTTTAACCAAACCACCGCCACTTTCTCTTGGACCCCACTCTAGGTACATACGTTTATAGGCGACAGGTAATACGATACATGGATTTTTTTCTGTATATAGCTGTTTAGTCACTGTGTTGGTGATATCTCCAGAAACTGCTCCTTCGATATGTTTACCATCACGTGTGTTTACTTCTGGGCTCAACGCTTGTAGAATTTTTAGACGAGGGATAGTAAAATCATCCGCTGTCATATTTTCTAAACCGCTACCCGCATCTACTTCAAAAGCAGAAGCTATCGTTACGTCGGTTGATTTTTTCTCAGTTATGTTTTTTTCTGGTTCTTTTTTCTCAGACATTATTTCTTTACCTTTATTTTTTGACCTATATAAACGTTAAAGGTTTCCAAGGGTAGGTCTTTCCCTTGTTCCACCTGCTCTTTGACAACTGCTTTCAGGGTCATAGGCTCTACCCACTTTCTTTGAGAAAGTGAATGCCCTTCACCTGTAAGTTTTGTCATGAGTTTCTCAGCAGCTTCGTCATCACCTCTTGAAAAGTTAGCCGAAACTGTATTCTTTATCACGTCTCCTAAACCGTTATGTTCTAACCAATTAAAACAGACGTCACGATTTTCTGGTGTAATCCTAGCAGAGTAGTATGTCTGTATAGACATTTGTGTACCGTCAGATAATTTAAACTCACTGATACCTATCTCTCTTAATCTATTTGGTAGGGTATCTTCGCTTAATTTACGATACTCCTCTTTTAATTCCTTGAGTTTAGTTTCTTCGATATCTATAATCGTTTGCATAGCTTTTAGTTTTCTACCTAGCTCACTGATATTATTTAAATCATCAGCTTTTATGTCTATATTTGAATCTTGCTCGATTTTATCGAAAAACGTACTCATAGCATCTACCTATATTGATTAATTAAATTCAATGACGGTGTGTCTATAATATATTGATAAGGAAACAATAATTATATTGGTGATTGATTAGACTTGAGGCATCACCGTCAAATACCTTGGCTACTACTAACTATTTACCCTATTAGTATTATATAAAACTAAAAAATAATAAACCAGTTTGCTAAAATTTATTAAGATTACTAATAGTTCAATAGGCAACTTCTTGAAACACTCTAGTTTAGCGGAGTTGGAAAGCCTATTGGCTCTCCTATTAACCCCCTATTAGCTATTGGTAAGTTAAACTAAAACATGGTAGTATTTCTTTAGTTATATATTTTATACTTATTTATAAGTTATATATAGGAATCACTTTAATTATGCCTGAATTTTATTTCAAAACAGAACCGTACGAACATCAATTAGATGCTTTAAACAAATCTTACGACGAAGAAAAGTATGCTTTGTTTATGGAAATGGGGTGTGGTAAATCTAAAGTAATTATTGATAACTTTGTATACTTATATAAGACAGGAAAAATAAACGGTGTTTTAATACTAGCTACTAAAGGAGTTTATGACACGTGGTATAGTAAAGAGATACCAACACACACTCCAGAAAACGAAGTTGATTATGTCAAAGTTAAGTGGTCTAACTCAAATTCTCAAAAGAATAAAAAACTATTGGCGTCTTTATATGAAGATAGAAATAAACTTAGTATATTAATTATGAACACTGAAGCACTGAGTACGAAGAAAGGTACACAGTTCGCCACTGATTTTCTATTTAAACGTAAAGCTATGTTTGTTGTAGATGAAAGCACTACAATAAAAAACCATCAAGCTAAAAGAACTATAAATGCAGTACGCATAGGCAAGTATGCATACTATAAGAGAATACTTACAGGCAGTCCTGTGACTAAAAGTCCTCTAGATTTGTTTAGTCAATGTAATTTTTTAGATCCTTCTTTATTAGGTTTCAGTAGTTACTATGCTTTTAGAGTACGATATGCTGATTTAGTAGAACGGTCTGCAGGGGGCAGGACGTTTAAATTAGTTACGGGGTATAAAAACCTTACAGAGCTAAACGAACTCCTCGGTAAATTCAGTTACAGAGTCCTTAAAAAGGATTGCTTAGATTTACCAGACAAAGTTTATTTAAAACGTGTCATTTCAATGACAGACGAACAAAAAAGAGTGTATAAAGATTTACAGAAAAAAGCTCAGTCTTTACTAGGTGGTAACAAAGTAACTATCACACATTTGATTACACAGATTATAAGACTTCACCAAATTTCTTGCGGGTTTATCAAATTAGATAACGGAGTCATATCTGAACTACCGTCTCAAAGAATGGATGAGCTGTTGACCGTGCTAGAAGAAACAGATGGTAAAGTTATCATCTGGGCAAACTACAGACACGACATACAAAAGATAGAACAAACACTAGCCAAGCTCTATGGTCCAGAGTCAGTTGGCACATACTATGGAGACGTAGATCAAGAGCGTAGAGAAGAAGTTATTAATAATTTTCAAAACCTTGATAACCCTTTAAGGTTTTTTGTAGGCAATACACAAACAGGCGGGTACGGTATCACACTCACTGCAGCAAGCACCGTCGTGTATTACTCTAATAACTACGACCTAGAAAAAAGGTTACAGTCAGAGGACAGAGCACACCGTATAGGTCAAACTAATAAGGTGACCTATATAGATATAGTTTGTGAACGTACAGTAGATGAAAAAATAGTCAAAGCGTTACGTCATAAACAATCTATTGCACAAACAGTTTTAGGCGAGGAACACTGGAAAGATTGGTTATTGTGAGTAAGGGTAGGGCAAAACTGCTCCACCGTTCCGCATATATCTAGCATCACGATTCATGTCGGTAGCAGTCATAGGTTGTTGCTGAAACACACCACCTTGGTTCATTCTTGCGCGTCTTCCCCCACCTTGTCTTCTCATACTAGATAAAGAAGGAAGACCCATTAACGGTTCTTGAATATAAGGGTCTGATTCTCCAGTATATAAAGGCGAGTCCACGTAACTTTCTCCTGGAGGAATGTATGCCTCTGAAGCTCTTTCTCTAGCGGCTAATCCAGCTGCATAAGCCCCAGTAGTATCAGGTGCTTGAACATTATCTAAATAGGTTCGAAAATCTGCTCCTATACCTGCTTGCATATCTTTAACTGCTTGTTGAGTTTCTGCTGCGGTGAGTCTTTTATACGGTAACCCAGCATCTATTCTTTGTTGCTCTCGCATGGCATCAAACTCAGCATCTCTGGCTGCTTTATCTATATCGTATTGACCTGATTCTGTATACTCATTACGCCCTGACTCAAAGCTAGAACCAGCACCACCGTATAAATAAGCAGCAGGATTAAGGCTAAATGCAGATAAAGCTCCTGGAATAGATACTAATCCTTCGGCTTTTGAATTAGCTAATCCTTGTGCTCCAGAACCTGGAACTTGACCTGTTGATCCTGATGAGTCTCCCCCTACTTCTCTTTTTGCAAGTTCCTCTTTCATTCTTTTAATTATTGCAGTTTTAGTTTCTTTTGTTAAACTAGGGTCTTTGAATAGTGCAGCTAATTTATCAACACCCCCTTTAATTCCTCCACGAGGATTTTCTGCATTGTATGCATCTATGGCTGCTGCATTTGCTAAAGCACTAGCAATATCTGATTTTACATTACCAAGAGCATCTGAATTAGGCATTGCATTAGAATCACCAGCACCACCCATACCCATAAAAGGATCAGCATAATCATAATATTCTTTTCGTGGAGCTCCACCTGTAAATCCACCACCTATACCAATATTACTACTGATAGATCCACGCCCACCACCCATACCCGCTGATGCTGCCGCTGCTCCAGGGACACCATATATCCGTTCTTTTCCACTTTCTGATTCTGAAAATGGATCTGTTGTTGCGTCTGTTACGTCAGTTGATTCTGTAATGGTTGGGAAAACTTCGTTTATTATGCTATCAAAATATGAACCTTGTTGAGCAGCTAACTTTTGTGCAGGTGTTTGTTGTCTTTGTTGTTCTGTTTCTTGATTTATTCTTCGTTGATCTGTTAATGCTTTCAGTTGTCTGTCAGCCTCTGCAGAAACTAAACCACCTATACCCGTTCCTCCATTCAATAATCCAAAATTTTGTGCTCTTTCTGTTGCAGATCTTATTTGTTCTTCTAATGCTTGTGCGTTTGGATTTATCAAATCAGCGTTGAATAAATTAGCCATTACTCTATTTCTCCATCTTCAATTTCATCTTCATTATCGAGTATACCAACAAGAGCATTGTCTAACTCTAGTTTCATGTTTTCCATTTGATCAGGATCTATTGTAGAATCTTCTGCTTGTATTTGAGCAATAATGTCTGCACCTAAGTTACCGACAGCATATCCTGTTGTTCGAGCGTTAGGGTTTTCTATTATGGTGGTTAAGTACCGCAATGTTGTAGGATTTGCTATTACTTTACCCAAAACATTTAATTTAAGTAATGTTCCAATATTTTGTAAAGGACTAAGAGCAATCTCAGCAGCTCTAAGGCTGCCAGACAGACTACCACTTTTTGATGTTAAAAATGCAGCTTTTTCTGCGAATTTTTCTAATGCTTGAGCAGTTTCAGAACCAAATGCAGCATTTAACCTTGCAGCACCACCTTCTTTTTGTATAGCTTTAAGTAAATTACCGCCATTTAACACAATGCCAACAGGATTTATGTTAGTGGTCTCAAACACATTATCTAAAAGATTGACCATGTACTTTTGTTTAAATTGTTCTACAATTTCAGGATTTGTTTTCTTATAGAAATTTATAAATGCTGTTATGTCATTAGACTTAGCAGTGTTTGTCAACCAAGGGATTACTTGTTCAGGAGAAAAGCTGTCAACCTTTTTAGCAAAATTTGCATCAAGAAATTTAAACTGGTCATTTACATTTCTCACGTAGGTTTTAACAACACCTTTAAACTCACCAAGTTCCTTCATTACTAATCCATCTAGCAACGAGTCTTTAATTCTTACTGCTTCGTCTTTAGGAATAAATTTTTGTACTTTTCGTAACTGATTCAATGCGTTTGTTATGACAGGAGCACTTTCACCATACAGTGCAGGAAAAGTAGTTCCTAATTTTTTTATTTCTCTTAACAAAACATCAGCAGAAACATTTCCATCAGCATCTGAAGCGTTCACAATCATAGAATCAAAATGTCCACTTTGCAGCATTGTTCTTGCAGCGTCTTTGTCCGCACTTGCATTAATTACTTTGTTGATTTTTCCAGGTTCATTTCTAGTAACAACTGTGCTTATCAATCTATCAGCTTCAACACCGTCTACTTTAGTTAATTTTTTTACTAAGCTGTTGTCAAACACAGCAATCCCTTCACCATAAGATTTAGTTGCTTCTTTTAATTTTTCCAAGCCTAGTTTGTTGCGCTGTTTTTCTTGTGCTGTTAATGCTCTTTCAGCTAATACTCGGTTACCACCTTTATCGATGTATCCGAACATTTTAGTTCCACTGTTTATAGCTTGGTCAAACGCTTCATTTGATGCAGTTTTTAGTAAATTGTACTGTCTTGTGTCTATTCCTTTCAACATTGTATCATCAAACCCAGCGTTTCCAAACATTGTTCGAAGAGTAGACATATGTGTAGTGTTTACATAAGCAGG